TGACGAAACTAATCGTTCATACAACAAAGCAATTACTGTATTTGATAAAACATTTTTAAAACCATATGATAAAGCTGAATAATTTAGAACATTTTTTGGTATCTAATATATTACTTAACGAAGCTGCCCGTATAGACCATGCAGAAGATTTGATATTCTGGGAAGGTTCTAAGGGAGCAATCCGTTCCATCAAAAGTTTCATTGAATTGGAAAAGGACGGATATAAAAATGTTACGATGAAGTGGGATGGTTCTCCAGCAGTTGTTTTTGGAAGAAATGATGAAGGTAAATTTGTATTAACCGATAAAAGTGGATTTGTTGCCAAAGGTTATAACGGTAGACCAACTACACCAGAAGAATTGGAACAAATGTTTTTAGGTAGAGGTAAAAGCGTAAAAACAGACGAATATAGATTGTTCGTTCAAAATATGAAAAGTACATTTTCTATATTTGAATCATCCGTTCCAACAACATTTAGAGGTTATTTCAAAGGAGATTTACTATATTTTAGTACACCATTAATTGAAAATGGAAGATATGTTTTTAAACCAAATATCGTAACATATGCAGTAGATGTTAATTCCGAATTGGGAAGAAGAATTGCACAAAGTAAAGCTGCCGTTGTTGTACATAGAGAAGTGGATAGTTTCGGAAATGAAACTGCGATTACAAATTATAATGTATTTCAAGGTAAACAATTGTTAGTAATACCACCAATATCTGTAAATAATCCACCAGATGTAAATGAAAATAGATTAAAAGATATTGTACTTTATATTAATAAACATGCTAGAAACATAGATGATTTTATTAATCCATCTAAATTGGCAAGTATGAAGATGACCAATTTTCCAGATATATTATATAAATATTTAAATAGTAAAGTTGATACTGGATTGGTAAATATTGGTGATGATTTTCTACAATGGATTAGTCAAAGTAATCTTACAGATGCAATGAAAAAGAAGATTACTGATTATGTAAATAGTAATCGTGACGGATTTGATTCTTTATGGAAAGTTGTTGTAGAAATAATGTCGGTAAAAGATGAAATAATTAATCAAATTGACAATCAAGGTAGTGAAATTAAATCATATATAGGCAATGAACCAGGAGGTGAAGGTTATGTATTCTCTCACCCAGAAGGTGACATTAAGTATGTTTCTCGTTCCAAATTCAGCGCAGCAAACAGAGCAGCACATAAACAACCAATTGATGAAGGTGGTTGGTTAAAGCCAGAACTTACATCCAAGACAGTTTTATCGCCCGATACAATTGAAAAAGCAACAGACAAGTTCAAAGAGTTTTTGGCCGATTTGAATATGTTTTTAACTGATATACCATTGACTCCAATTAAAGATTATCAAATCTTGGGTTCTGCTGGTTATTACAAACAAGATCAACAAGATAAAAAACAAATAACTTATGGTGATATTGATGTAATGGTTGTTATACCAGTTGAAAATAAAGATGACGGTAATGATATAAAGAAAGAATATATCAAAAATGTAATTAAATTTATTGAAACAAGTGGTCAAAATTACATTGATATTGAAAGCGCAAAAAGATCTGATGGAAAACAGATTATAATCAAGATTGACGAAGATACTTGGGTTCAATTAGATTTATTATATACTACAAAGATATACAAAGATTGGTTTGCTACTAGATTTACTCCTGAAAGAGGTATAAAAGGATTTACAATGGGAGGAATGTATTCTGCATTGGCAGAAGTTCTTAATATTAGAATTGGTGATACTGGTGTAAGAGCCAAATTTAAAGATGGTAAGATTGTATCTCCGATGTTAAGAAAAGATGTTGTAGATAAATTGATATCTAATAGTCCTCGTACATTTTTAAGAGATTTAGCTGACTTTTTGGCTGAATTATTTAATAAAAAGATTACTGTCGTTGACGCAAATTTATCTACGCATAGTGGGGTAAATCCACATGATGTTAAATTAAAAGATTTAACTACAGGTGTTCTTGGATTTGCAAAAACACTTGACGCAAATGGTATTCTTTCTGATTTGGGATTTGATTATGCATCATTTATCAAAGCAATAAAAGACAAATATGCAGAAAAGATGATTGAACAATATTCAAAGAAAGAAAAGAAAGCAACTACACCAGAAACTCAAGCATCTATTGATAAGATCAAGAAACATGCTGATTTGGGAAATAAAATCGTCAATGATATATTGAAAGAATTTTTAATTACAGAAGGTGGCAATGCAGTAGCTGCAAATAGTGATTTACCAAAACAATATCTAGATTCTACAGTAAAAAATGGTTTAAAAATATGGAATTTAGATAAATTGCAATATGAAATTATTGGAAACAAGTCCAAACCAGTATTGGGTGATATTGATGTTGCGGTATCTACAGAACAATTGAATCAATTATTTGGTGTCAATTATGATTATGATAAAAAGACATTTTATGAAAAATTAAAATTACATGTAGAAGCAAATGTTCCATCAAATGTTCCAACACCAGCTTTTAAAATAAATACTGGATTGGATCAATTACATTTAAATGTACCTATAATTGATGAAAATGGTAATCCAGTAAAATCTACTGAAATACCAAATGAAGATGGATATGTACAAATTGATTTGATGATAGGAGATTTAAATTTCATGGTTAAAGCTTTATCTGGAGCACCAGAATCAAAGTATAAAGCTGCGTTAAGAAATATTCTATTAATGAATATTATGTCTCATAGTCATGAACCTACTGAAGATCCAAATAAGATGAAACGATATCAAATGAATTGGAAAAAGGGTCTTCAAAGTGCAGATGTAGTAACAAATGAAAAGGGAAAACAAGAAAAACAAAAAATAAAAACTGTTTATAACGACATGGACGATGTTGCTGAATTTTTATTTGGCAAAAATGTAACATTTAATGATATTAACACTTTAGAAAAACTAATTAAATTAGTGAAAGGTAATACTTTTCGTTATAAAAACAAAAGAACTGAAATCTTCGATGATTTCAAAAAGGAATTGGATAGATTAAAAGTAAAGTTATGAAAAGAGCAACAGGAAAAAGCAATCTTGACATAGTTAAAGATTATGTCGATGGTAACCGTCCATTTATTCAAGTTGGTTATGATCCTAACTTAAATAACAGTAAAAGAAAAGAAAATGAAGAATGGGAAGATGCGCAAGGTAATAAATGGATCTGGAAAAATGGAACTAAAAGAAAAGTATCTAAACTTGGACAAATAAAAATCGATCAAAGATGTAGTATCTGTAATGCAGATATGAAATTTGGCAATTATCTTGATGATAAATTTTATCCTAAAACAGGTAAATGTTATGATTGTACTATTTCATTTGATAGTAAATTAAAAACATTAGGTGTATATGCCGATTATGAACGATATAAAATTTATAATAGCATGCTTTCTGAAATGAGAGATTTCAAGAAAAATATTACTGATAGCATTGAATATCTAGAAAAAAATCCCGAAGAAAAATTACAATTTTTTAATGATGACGGTAGTCAAGAATTTTGGACAGATGATACTACACAAATACAAAAAGTATTATCCGATTTAAAAGAAGATTTAAAAAATGTAGAGGAAAATATTGCAAAGGCTACTGAAGAATTGTTGAAATTGAATTACAATCCAGAAATTGAGAAAAAAGCCAAACAAATGGTGTTGGATAGATTAAATCAATGAGTACGCCTAAAACACTTAAAGAAGTAATTAAAGAAGAATACAAGAAATGTCTTGTAGATCCGATTTATTTCATGAAGAAGTATGTTAAGATTCAACATCCAATTCGTGGAACAGTAAACTTTGATTTGTATGAATTTCAAGAAAAGACTTTAACTGATTTAGTCGATCATGATTTTAATATTATATTAAAGTCTAGACAGATGGGTATTAGTACATTAACCGCAGCATATAGTTTGTGGTTAATGGTATTTCATAAGGATAAAAATGTTCTTTGTATTAGTATTAACCAAGAAACATCTAAGGAAATTGTTACCCGTGTTAGATTTGCTAATGATAATCTTCCTTCATGGTTAAAAGTAAAAGAACAAGAAGATAATAGATTAAGTTTAAGATTGACAAACGGTTCACAGATTAAAGCCGTATCATCTGCTGGTACATCAGGTCGTTCTTCTGCATTGTCATTATTGATTATTGACGAAGCAGCATTTATTGATAATATTGAAGAAATTTGGTTGTCTGCACAATATACATTAAGTACTGGTGGTAGAGCAATCATGTTAAGTACACCAAACGGTGTTGGTAATTTCTTTCATCAAACTTGGATAAAAGCCGAAGCTAAGGAAAATAAATTCAATACTATTAGACTTCCTTGGTATTTACATCCAGAACGTGATCAAACATGGAGAGATAAACAAACAGAATTATCTGGTGTAAAAGGTGCAGCACAAGAATGTGATTGTGATTTTAGTACTACTGGTAATGGAATTGTTGATGCGGCTACTATTGATTTTTACAAACAAAGTAAAGTAAAAGAACCAATAGAAATGAGAGGAATGGATCATGGATATTGGATATGGGAATATCCCGATTATAGTAGAAATTATATAGTTAGTGCTGACGTTGCTAGAGGTGACGGAGCGGATTATAGTGCATTTCAAGTTCTTGATGTAGAATCATTGACACAAGTTGCTGAATATAAAGGACAAATTGGCACTAAAGATTATGGTAATATGTTGGTTAGTGTAGCTACAGAATATAATAATGCTTTACTTATAGTTGAAAATGCGAATATTGGATGGGCAGTTTTACAACAAATAATAGATAGACAATATCCAAATACATTCTATAGTAGTGCAGACCTACAATACGTTGATGTCGAAAGACAATTGACTAATAAAGTTAACCGAGATGAAAAGAAGATGATTCCTGGTTTTACTAATAGTCAAAAGACTAGACCATTATTAATTTCAAAGTTAGAAACTTATTTTAGAGAAAGATCTGTAGAAGTTAGATCACTTAGATTTTTGGATGAATTATCCGTATTCATTTGGGATGGTAATAAAGTAGCTGCAATGAAAGGTTATAATGACGATTTGGTAATGGCAATGAGTATTGGTTTATGGGTTAGAGACACTGCATTAAAACTAAGACAACAAAGTATGGATTTAAATAGATCAATGTTGGGTGGGATTACCAGAATTGGAGGATCTCAAAATATTTATAAAGCTCAATCAGTGAGTAGTCAAGAAGCATGGCAAATGACAACAGGAAAAACTACAGATAAAAAAGAAAACCTAACTTGGTTATTGTAACATATTTATATATATAAAACTATGGCAAACGAAGAATTTCAAATATTAAAACAAAGATCTTTATATTCAAAGTTAAAGAGACTTTTTTCTACCGATGCGGTAATTCGTAATATTGGTGGTAAGAAGTTAAAGGTGGTAGATACAGATGAAGTAATGTATGCTACAGACCGTAATACACTTAGAGATCGTTTTAATAGAATTAGAACATCTTCATATAATCAATATAGCAGAGACTTTACATTAAGTTATCAAGCTGCTCGTATTGAATTATTCCGTGATTATGATACAATGGACATGGACCCAATTATTAGTTCTGCATTGGATATTTACGCAGATGAAAGTGTAACTAAGAATGAATTGGGTGAAATTCTTATTATTCATTCAAGTAATGATAACATTAAACAGATTCTTTATAATTTGTTTTATGATATTCTTAATATTGAATTTAATATGTGGAGTTGGACTAGAAATCTTGTAAAGTATGGGGATTTCTATTTAAAAATGTATATTAGTCCAGAATATGGTGTATACATGGTAGAACCTATTAGTGCATACAATGTTACCCGTGTAGAAAATAGTGATTTAACAAACAAGAACTATGTTAAGTTCCAAATCAATTTACCAGAAGGTGGTAGATTAGAAGAATTGGAAAATTATCAAGTTGCTCATTTTAGAATGTTGAGTGATAGTAATTTTATTCCATATGGTAAGAGTATTATTGAAGGTGGTAGAAGAGTATGGAAACAATTATCATTGATGGAAGACGCAATGTTAATTCATCGTGTAATGCGTGCTCCAGAAAAGAGAATTTTCAAGGTTGATGTTGGTAATATTCCTCCTGCAGAAGTTGATCAATATATGCAAAGATTGATGGATAAGATGAAGAAAGTCCCATATATTGATGAAAGAACCGGCGACTACAATCTTCGTTTTAATCTTCAAAACATGGTAGAAGACTTCTATTTACCAGTTCGTGGCAGTGATAGTGGTACTAGTATTGAACCTTTGAGTGGTATGGAATTCAATGGCATTGATGATATTGAATATCTTCGTAACAAAATGTTAGCTGCATTAAAGATTCCCAAGGCATTTTTGGGTTATGAAGAAGATTTAAGTGGTAAAGCAACACTTGCAAGTGAAGACGTAAGATTTGCCAAAACAGTAAATAGAGTACAAAGAATTTTAATTAGTGAATTGAACAAAATTGCAATGGTACATTTGTATGCTCAAGGATATAAAGATGCATCGTTGGTTGATTTTACATTAGAATTGACTAATCCGTCTGTAATTTTTGAAAAAGAAAAGATTGCTATTTGGCAAGATAAAGTAAATCTTTCCAAAGATATGATGGAAACCAAATTGTTTAGTAAGAAATGGATATATGAAAATGTATTCAAAATTTCTGAGGAAGATGTTGATGTCCAAAAGAATGACTTGGTAGAAGATGCAAAACAATCTTACAGATTCAAACAAATTGAAGATGAAGGCATTGATCCAGCTAAACCATTCAATAAAATCAAACCAGAAGATGGTTCTGGCGGTGAAACTGGTGGTGGTGATATGGGCGCTGACGCCGGCGGAGAAACTGGTGGAGAAGCTGGTGCAGCTCCAGAAGCTGGAAGTGAAACAGTTGGAGAACCCGCCGGTGGAGAAGGTGGTGGTGAAACTCCTGC